CTTTACAACCTTCAGTTTTGGAACTGTATGGATTATGGCGTGGTTGCTATCACTAAACAATTCATAGCGTCAATGGACTTTGAAGTCTTTACCAGAGACCACGGAACATTGACGGGTCAATATATAGCAACGATAGATAACTACCATGCAGATCCAAATAGTGTAGATTATTCAACTAGTGAGAAACCAGCAGAACATAAGTCGTTTAATTTATTGGAATTAAGTAATGGGCAGTTTTGTTTATACCCAAATAACAGAATGAGAGTTTATGATAACTCACTAACTCCAGACAAACCATTACAACCAGACTTCAAAGTTAGCACAAAAGAATATCAAGTTGAGAATGGTCAAAAATTCAGACTTGGTGATACAGATGAGTATTTTTGGAAAACCAAAGATGAGAACTAGTCTCACGATATTGTTTATTTTTTTTGTAACAACATTTGCAGTTTCTGGTGAATGGAATGATAAGCCTGTGATGTGTGAACAAAAGGACATAGCTCTTAAAATTATAAAAGATAGAGGAGAGATACCTTTATTTACGGCTATCCAAAGCACTAAAGTTCATGAAGAACAAGGTTTATCTACAGTTCCTGCTCATATTCCTATTCAACTATTTGTTAATCTTAAAACTAAGACTTATACAATTATGGAATATCACCCTAGCTATGATAGCATTTGTATTTTAAGTTTTGGGAATAACTGGAGAATTATAGGGAAAAAAGGATGAATGATCGAGTTTGCTTTAGTCTATATGATAGGCACAATAATAATTAATCAAGATCAAACATTTCCCAATGTTAATGACTGCTTGTATTTTGCTAGACGACTAAACGAACAACCAGAGATTCCATACCCCAATGACGAAACCAAAAAGATTACAGCCTATTGTAAGCCCGTGCCAAAACGTCTGCAAAATAAAAAATAATGTATGTATGGGTTGTTTTAGAACAATTGACGAGATTTCATCCTGGTCACGCCTGTCTGATCAAAAACGCTATAAAATTATGGAAACACTCAAAAAACGAGGCTCTCAGACGCTCTAGAATAGCCGAAACAATGTTTCTTGGTATGATTCCTACCTAGAATATCTTTCATTTTTCTACAATTAAGTTATACAGCCTAGCGTTGATTCACGCTATTTTGGCAACAATATCTTTCATTTTTTCCCAGTTTTTTATTTTATGGAAACAACATATATTAATAATAGAAAAGGAGTACTAAATGTTATCAAAATTATTTTACAAATTTAAAATTGGAAGAACAATAACTGCATTAAACAGCTTGGATGATGCTACATTGAAAGACATAGGCTTACATAGATCAAATATTAGATCTCACGTTTATGAAATTTTTGAAAAAGAAAAACCTATAGATGATCCTATATCAGAGTTACACGACCTGTATGTCAAGTCTACTTATTAATCTACTTCGCCCCAATTGTCGCACAACACAGAATCTACTTCAAAAGGAACTTTAAGATTTGGAATACAGTTTGACATTATATCAACAATCTTATCTGCCTCCTTTTGATCTTTTATGTTGAAACACAATTCGTCATGAACTGTTAAAGTTGGACATAGTCCCTCTTTATAACATTCTACCATAGCTTTTTTTGTTTGGTCGGCACTCGAACCTTGGATTAATTTATTTAAAGCTTTGTATGTAAAGGCTCTTCTGATCCTACCTTTACTACCATATTCTTTTTGTGCTTCTGCAAGAGGCATTGCTTTATTATATCCATATGAATTAGGTTCCCACATATCAAATCTACATTTACGACCTAACCATGTTCTAATTACACCATGTTCTTTTGCATGACTAGAAGTCTTGTCCGCTATTCCTTTTACAAAAGGAACTTTTTCATGATATGTAGACAATAATTTTTCAGCTTCTTCTTCATCTACACCCATGACATTGGCAAGTTTTTTCTTTCCCATTCCGTACATAATTCCAAGGTTAACTGTCTTGGCATTCTTACGAGATATGCCTGCCATATCGGCTACCATCTGATGAAAGTCAGCATTTCCTTTATTATACATTTCTATCACTTGATCTATCTGAGGATGTTTATTTGCTCCTGTCAAGCTACCACAATAATGAGCTAACCATCTTGGTTCTTGTGATGCATAATCAAAGGAACCCCATTTGTGGCCCTCCTCCGGGATAAACAAACCACGAATTAATTTTTTGATCTCAGGATCTCGTGCAGGTATCTGCTGCAAATTGGGGTTGCTAGAACTAAATCGCCCTGTTACTGTTCCTCCATCATCGGATCTTAAAGGATTAAAATCACAATGTATTCTACCCTCATGAGAATGATTAAGAATAGTTTCTATAAACGTAGTATTAGCTTTGTTAAGTTCTCTAATTTTAAGAATCTTTGCCGCAATGGGGTGGGGATTATTAGAGAGAAACTGTTTTGTAAACATGGGCGACCCAGACTTTTCTGTGCGAAAATAGTGGATCCCAAGGGAATCAAACACCTTTGCTATAGATGTGGCGACCCAAGGTTCTATAGAGAATCCAGTTTCCTTGACCACCTCTTGTAGTAATTCTTTTTCTCTTTTAGCCAACATCTTTTTAACACTCTCTGCTTTGTCTGTATTGACACGAACACCTTTTGTTTTCATGTCTAGTAAAACAGGGAGTAAAGAAGATTCTAAATTAAATATAGCATTGCATTCTTCTTTATCTAATAAAGGTCTTAAATGATCCCAAAGCTTTAATGTGACCCTAGCATCTTGTTCAGCATAAGCACCAACAAAACGACTAGGTAATTGCCACATACCAGACTTTGCATCTACACCAAAATATTCTGCAGCTTTGTTCATCATCTTTTCGTTTTTCCACTCGCCAAGATATTCTCCTGCAAGTGAATTAAGATTATAATATCTTCTGTTTTCGTTTAACAAAGGTGCTGCGATCATTGTATCTATGATCTTGCCTTGAACTTCTATGCCCTCGGCTCTAAGCCATCCTAAATCATACATAGAATTATGAAAAACTTTTTCTATGTTAGGAGTTTCCATTTGTTTTTTTAACCAGGAGAAAACTTTCTTTGGTGGTAGATTCCCTCCACCCTCATGTCTTATTGGATAATAAGCTATAAAATCTCCTGCAGCGACAGCCACACCAATTACATAACCATCTTTTCTACACCATCCTGGTCCGAGTTTCATCAGATTAGGATCTCGTGTTTCCAAGTCCACAGCTATTCTATCGTGTTTAGTTAGATCTGGGAAAGAAGAAGGAGGCGACCAATCACTTTCTAATCCAACGGATGCTACTTCTTTTATATCTTCGTTAGTTAAGTCTGGCATTTCTTCTGGTCCTTTCGCTTTAAACCAATCGCCCCCCATGTCTGCTAAATTATACTGATGTTTCTTTTTCATGATTTATAATCTCTCCACCAAGTGCTGCGTACCCAATGATATCCGTCCACGAATCATCGTGTTCCATTGTTTCAGCCAACCTAGCTAATTTAACTCCTATCATACAAGCAACTACCTCTTCAGCAGTTACCTCTCTAGCTAACACAACCGACCATATCTTAGCTATTCGCTCATGATTAAACTTAGCTGGCCCATATTCCTTGGCTCTCGGTCCGTTGATTAGTTTTTCTGCCTCGTCTAAAAAATGTTTTCTATCTTTTTTCATAATCTAAATCCATTATCTTTACTTGATTCTACAATGTGTAATTCTTGTTTTGCTCTTGTTGCCCCTACATAAAAAGTCCTAATCTCGGAATCTTGATCAGGACTTTCTGCACATGCTCTTGAAGACTCTAGCATAAGTAGGACGTTGTCTGCCTCCCCACCTTTCGCCTTATGGATCGTAGAAACTTTTAGTCTTGGTGATCCGTTCCAAATCTTCTCCCCACTCTTCCTCACTGAATTTATGTAGGTCAACTCCTTGTCCGATACTTTTACCACTTGGTTCCAATGTGTCTCCGCTGACACATTTAGACAATCTCCCATGTGTTCTATTGAATATAGTTTTTCGGGGTCTAGGGAAGTTAACGCTTTTCTTCCATGTTTGGTAAACACATGAGGCTGTGTTATTTTCGAAAAGTTCTTCCATTCGCTTATCGGCAGTTGTTGATTTTTGCATATCTTATTCCACACCTCTATTCCGTTAAGTACATTTGGGGAAATAGACCAACCAGAACCTTCTTTCCAAAAGAGGTATCCACTTTCTTTAAGTTTGTTAGCGATTTTATTAGCAATGTAATTCGTTCTTGCAAGGATCAACCACTCTCCAGTTCTGAGGTCTACATCCATCATATCATAATGCCAAACGACTGCACCTTTTTTTATAGTGGGTTGCCAAACTTTTGATTGTCTGGTAGAGAGCCTTCGTACCAAATTCTCTACTATATCATGCACATCTAAAGGGATTCTATAAGACTTATCCAATACAATCTTATTAGAACTAGCATTTAAAAAGTCTTTAACATCTACTCCCATCCAAGAATATATGCATTGATCATCATCTCCTGCATAAAAAATTTTCTTTGCCCTTGGAACTAAAACTTTTTTAACCATGTCCCATTGCATAGGGACTAAGTCCTGTGCTTCATCCACTATCAAAAGATCTAAAATAGGACCTTCGCCTTGATCTATAAAGTCTTGTATCATGTCTACAAAATCACGTTTCTTCATTGCTTTCTTATAATCATGTAATGCTTGTTGAACTAGTTTGGCTTGTTGGAAAGTCATCCTACGGTCATTTGTATCACTAAACTGTTGCTCTAAGCTTACACCTCGAACACGAGCCATATTAATTAATCCAAGATAAGCATCTCCATCTTTTCCTGCTGTAAATAACATACCATCAGCAATGTTTAATGATGAATTAGCAGAAAATTCTAGTCCTAAAAGTTTACCTAATTTTGTATAATCACTTCCAAATAAAACATCTTTGGTGCTTAAACCTAACCATTGAAAAGCTAATGAATGTAATGTTCTAAACCAAACAAGTTTCTCATCACTAATACCTAATTTTTCTATTGTTCTAGTTTTTGCTTCCTCTGCAGCCTTTCGACTAAAAGAAACAAACCCTATCTTTTCGGGTGGTGTTCCATTCTTTATTTCTTCTTGAACTATTGAAATAAGTTTTGTTGTTTTTCCTGTCCCTGGTGGACCAAATATTGTCGTTTCCATTACATCTCCAACTTTCCATGACATGCCTTGCACACGCAAATACATTTCTCTATTTCTGCATCCACCTTCTTCATACTCCTATCTTCGCTAACTATTTCTGCTATGGCTTTGTATTTTGTTTCTGGTATCACATGATGCCACTGTAGGTTTGAAACTTTTTCATTATAACCACACATCTCGCATCCTCTTTCCAATTTTATCTGATTGACGTAATCTCTTAGTCTTGCTCTACCTCTTGCCCATCTATTTGTCATCAAAACATAATCCTGATGCGTATATTTTGACTGCCTTTGGATAAATTTTCCAAGCTTCTTCAACCACATAATCTTCTATAAGTTTTTTGTCAGCCATACACTCTTGTCTACTTTTAAATTCAACACCAGGATTCCAGAAATTACATATTGACTTGCCTCCTTTGTGCCTTGGCTCTTCAACCAACACAATACAAAATGCTATTAATACTTCCATTAGAATGGTACCTCCTCTTCTTCTTGAACCTCGATACTCGGAACTTGAATCTCTGATTCAAACTCAGGAACCCACCAGACCCTTATACTCTTCCACTCGCCTTTTGTGTTCTTAAATTTTTTATGACCATTTGCTGTTTGATTGTTGTTTAATTCTTTAAGTCTTTCTTGTATTTGACCACGACTATAGCTATCAAACTTCTTGGCTCTTAAAAACTGCATCAATGAATCTAATTTAAAATAAATTTTTTGATCTGATGTCCAAGGTTTACCAAGAGATAACTCTTCTGCTGATTGTGCTTGAACT